CCCGTTTTCTCCGTAGGTAACAGATATACCACCTTCGCTTCTAGACTGCTCTCCTTCACTTCCTGAGCGATTGTAGAGCTCGATTACAAGTTCAGGGATAAGCCTTTCAAGTGCGGGTGTTAGATTGTCCCGATTGGTTTCTGATAAAATGATATTTTCTGCCCGTAAAATCAAAGATGAGAGGACTGTCTCGTCACTCTCGCCTATTAACGTCTTTAATTTTTCAAGTTCCATAAGACCTCCTAATCGTAAGGAGTCGTCTCGTCTCCTTGTGCTTCGGTTTCTTCTTCGTCAATGACTTCAATCACATCTGCGATATCGACTGAAAACCCTTCCTTGAGATTGTGAGACAGTTCGTCAAAGCGTTCTTCTGTCATCTCAAAGATTTCGTTCTCTTGTCGAACTACATTTGCTTGCCAATCATTGAACGCTTGCTTGACTCTGACTTTCATAGGTCAGACCTTATTTTTTGATTTCAGCAAGCACTACCTTAGAGTCGTCTGAAACGGCAACTGTGTAGAACTCGTCAATTGAGATTTCAGTAGTACGTTTCAATGACTTACGGTCTACTTCAACGTTTGGATCACGTTTAAGGTAAACAGTCAATGCAGGAGTGTCTTTTTCAGTTTCATCATCATGAGTAAGTTTGATGATTGGACAAGTGAAGAATGCACTAGTTCCATCAAGAGCAACTTTTTTAGTTGGAACGATGCGTGTGTTAGCGATTGTTCCAATTTCACCAGTCATCACAACTTGGTTTGGATATTTATCTGCTGAGATGAAGTTAGGGTCTTTACGCAAAGTTGTTACTTGTTTTGGATTGACAAACATTACTTTTTCAGTATTGACTTCTTCTTCAAACAAATCAATAGCGTCTACGATTACATCATAGCTGATTGCTTTTGTCTTAGAGTCAAACTTACGAGTGTTTGTTTTCAAAAGCGCATCCATTGCGTCGTTATCGATTTTAGATGCAATTGAAAGTGTGAGTTGGTTTTCAGCATTACCTACTGGATCACCATAGCCAGAAAGAATAGCTTCGTCTGTCAATTCGACAGCTTTCATAGCTTTCTTGATTGTAGCAGTCTTAGTAGATGTTCCAAGAACTACTACTCCAGCTTCTACACCTTCGTTTACATCTTCGGCATCACCGATATAAGTGTATGATGGAACGGTAATTGTGTTACCTGGTACGCCTTCAAGCGTGCGGTCGATAGCCGCAAATGGAATTACTTGCAATTTCTTTGGTAGTTTAGCTGCAATCATATCTCCCATTATTTCAGGATTTACGAGATTTGCGATTTTAGTTTGTGTCATGTGTTAAATTCCCCTTTTTTATTTAGCTTAAAAATGAGTTATACAATTCAGGATTTGACTGCTTCAGTGCAGCCTTCTCTGAGTGACTCATTTGGAAAAATTGAGCTCTTGAAAGCCCTGTTGATTGTTGTGGCGCAGTCTTAATAGGTGCGCTACCCTTCATGCGTTCGGATACACCTTTCTGTACTGCATCCTCCCACGTTTTCTGAATGCTTGCGACTGATTCGGTCACGGCTTCAGCGTTTGACAAATCAACCACGGCTACTAATTCAACCGGTAAGCCACGTTCACTTAACATTGCTTTAGCTTCTGCGGTCAATTCTTTATGAGCAATCGCTTGTTCACGGTTAGCCAATTCTTGCTCACGCTGATCCAACTGATATTTCTGTTTCTCGTCAGCGTTCATCTTAGCAAGTTTCTTAGCTTCGTTTTCCTTGACTTCTTGCTCTGATTTCCACTTAGCAAACTTCTTGTCGATGATAGCATCGACTTCTGCATCTGTGTACTTTTTCTCGTCTTGCGGTTGTGTTTCGATAGTAGGTTCTGCAGGTACCCCTTGAGCTTCAACCGTTTCGACTGTTTGTGTTTCTTCGTTCATTACGAACCTCCTATTTTTAAAGTCGTCCCCGACTGTGTAATTCCATGGCTTTTAGTGTCGTCAATGCTCGGACAATAAGGCGCCCCAGCGGACTCGAACCGCTCGCCAGATTTCAAGACTCGAACTTGATTAACCTGTGAGATAGAATCGAACTATCTCCCCTTCGGGCGCATATAAAAAACCGCATCAAATCTGATACGGTTTATAGCAATTTACAGTGATTTATAGCAGTCTATTCCTGCCAGTCAAGATGTTGGATCACCTCCTAATCTTTAATAGCACGATTTGAAACCTTGGCGTAAACATCCACATAAGTCTCTTTCTTGTCTCCGTTATGCGTGATTTCTGCATAATTTCCACAAGGCTCGCTTGATGTAATTGTGTTCGTACTAACAAGAGCTTTCCAATTTTGAAGGGTCTTGCTAAACCAAACTACAAAGCAATCTTCTGCTTTGATTTCACGATCTGATAAGCGCGAAAATTCTTGTGATGCCAATTGTTTTGCTTTTTCTAACATTTCATTCCTCCGTTTTTTCATATGTTTCTGCAAAAATATCAGGCTTGCATGGATAAAATTCACCTTGCACGCCTTTGATGATGTAGTCACCTTCTGTTGCAATCATCAATCCTTCAAGTGTTTCTATTTTTAAAATTGGATTATCTAGGTCAGCATAATCAATCCGAACTGGATCTAATCCTAATTCTGACAATTTTAAAATCGATTCTTCAGTATCTACGAACTGAACCGCCTCAATTACTACAGGTTTCTTTCTGTATTTCATTTCTTCAGTCCTTTCTTTACACCCTCAATTATTCCGCTGAACACGGCCAGAATAATAAATATTAAAAACAAAAATACCAACCACCCTAAAGCAATTAGCACCCATTCCCAAATAAACATGTTTTTTTACTCCTTTCTAGGCATCATTTTTGAGTCTTAGCATTCTTTTCTACCCATTCTTTGAAAGCATCAAAAGTATTCATGTTTTTAAGAGACAAATACTTTTCAACTTCTTCAACGGCTTCATCAACTTTATCGTCATGAAAACAATAACCATTACCCGATAAATCAAAAATTTTATTTTTGTTTTTCTTATCGACAATCCATAACTCCTCACCATGCCAAGCGCTCTGTGGGTCGTAACATTTCTTAGATTGTATCTCAAGATCGTTATTTTCAATCAAGCCTATCAATTTTTTGTACTTATTCATCAAATACTCCTTTCTGAGCATGAAAAAAGCACTTAGATTTCTCTAGGTGCTTAAGTAACGAATTGCATTTTTGTATTTTTCAACACGGTCGTAGTCTGCGTGGGTAACAGATTTCAAGCGTGATAAATCTGAGTTATGTTTCAGGTCTGCAAGTTTTACAACTCTTGCTAAATTATTTGATTTAACTTTTTCAAAATATTCTTGATAACTTTGCCCTTTTTTCTTTGTCAATATTTGTATTGCCGTAACAACTTCGTTCGGCAAGCCAGCTATCAGCAAATCATCGGCAGTTACATCACTATCCTCAATCACATCATGCAAAAGAGCGACAGCTTTTTCTTGTTGAGTTTTGACTTGGCTGGCCACATAGAGAGGATGTTGTATGTAATCAATACCCGCTTTATCCACCTGACCTGCATGTGCTTTTTTTGCAATAGCTAAGGCAATATCAATCATGCCGCTACCATCCTGTCGATATAAGCAAATGCATCCTTTTCTGGAATTTCTTCGAAATCCGTGAAGTCATTGAAAAAGATTTTATTAAACCAATCAATGCTATCAACCCACTTTTTTTCGATATCAAAAACTTGCATGACACCATCAATTAAACGAAGCACTTGAGGATTGTTCGTCGTTGTGTGGTAGTATTTAATATCTTTCATATCACTTCACCCTCTCTATATTTTTAGGAATCTCAAGCTCATTGCTTAAATTAAGCATTTCTTTAAATAATTTCATACGTTCTCGGTCAGATATATTCGTATCACGATATTTCTCATAAAGCTCATGTAATGGACCATTCTTTAAATCAAAACTTTCCTGAGTATGATACTGCATTTCAAAGTTGATACCATCTTTTTCAACGACTGTATTCACACCTTTATATGGTCCATCTATTAGCCAAGTATTTTTTACTTTAACAACTTTATAACCCTCTGCAATAAGCTCCTGTTTCATCTTTAAATACTCTTTTGCAAAAGTATCGGAACGGAAAATAGTTGTATACCGCAAAG